GGCGTAACTGTAACTCACACTCCAGGCGAAGGATCATCTCCTACAGTTGCGATTGGGCAAAGCGTTGCAACGTCTGCTTCACCAACATTTGCTAACGTCACGATTAGTTCTGCTCCAACAGACGTCAATCACGCAGCAACTAAAGCATATGTAGACTATTATGCTGCAGGAGTTGTCTGGCACGATGCTGTGAAACTCGGAACAGCCGCAGCTCTTCCAGGGACGCCCACATATGATAACGGGACATCGGGAGTTGGAGCGACACTTACTGCAACATCAGATGCACGATTGATTATTGACGGCGCTAACGCAACAACAAATGACAGAGTTCTTGTCAAAGATCAAGCCGATGCAAAACAAAACGGCGTGTATGTAGTAACAGCTCAAGGCAGCGTAAGCGCTCCGTATGTTCTTACAAGAGCAACAGACTTTGATGCAAGCCCATCGTTCGAAAATCTTGGCGCAAGCGGAAATGCAGTGTACGTCACTGCTGGCTCGTCTAGTTCTAACCAAGGATTTATTACACTGTCAACCGGGACCGGGACAAATGGAACGTATGTCATTGGCACTGATGACATTACTTTTGGGCAATTCACTGGTACAGCTACGTTTACCGCAGGAGCAGGTCTTGCCACAACTGGAAACGTTGTAAATGTGCAAACAGCGAACGCGGCGCGTATTGTTGTAAACTCAGACGACATTGACCTTGCAACTGTCACCCGCACAAACACAAGCGGTTCTGCTGGCAAGTCATTCATTCAATCATTCACAACTGACTCGTATGGCCGAGTAACTGGCGCTGTAACCGCAGATACTGCAATTACTCTTGGTACTGATACGTCTGGTAGCTATGTAGAAAGTCTTACCGCAGGCACTGGCATCACATTAAGCGGCAACAGTGGTGAAGGCGCAAGCCCAACTGTGGCAGTAACCGCCAACACATATGATGCGTATGGCGCAGCAGCGACTGCGCAAACTAATGCAGAATCTACAGCTTCAGGTTACGTATCGACTCACGCGGCATTAACAACAACTCACGGCGTGTCTGGAGCTATTGTCGGTACAAGCGATGCCCAGACTCTCACAAATAAAACTCTTACATCGCCAAATGTCGACGGTTCTGGTGTCATCTTTGAAGGCACGACTGCCAACGATTTTGAGACCACCGTTACAGTTGTTGATCCTACGGCGGACCGCACAATTACACTGCCCGACGCAACAGGCACAGTCGCTCTTACGTCAGACATTACTTCTGCTGTAGACGCAATCACAACGACTGCAATTGAAGAAGGAACTAATCAGTACTTCACAGATGAGCGCGCTCAAGACGCTGTTGGCAACGCAGTGGGAACTGGTCTTACATACACAGACTCAACGGGCGCAATTTCAGTAACCGCCAACACATATGATGCGTATGGCGCAGCAGCGACTGCGCAAACTAATGCAGAATCTACAGCTTCAGGTTACGTATCGACTCACGCGGCATTAACAACAACTCACGGCGTGTCTGGAGCTATTGTCGGTACAAGCGATGCCCAGACTCTCACAAATAAAACTCTTACATCGCCAAACATCAATGAAAACGTAGCTCTTACGGCAACAGCGACTGAGCTCAACATTCTTGATGGTGCAACGCTATCGACGACAGAACTTAACTACGTAGATGGAGTTACGTCTGCGATTCAAACACAGATTGATACGAAGGCACCAATTGCAAACCCAACATTTACTGGAACAGTCACACTTGCTGCTGATCCGTCATCGGCACTGCACGCTGCAACAAAGCAGTATGTAGATAATACGGCCGCTGGAGTCGTTGCAAAGCCATCTGTTCTTGCAGCAACAACTACAAATATTGACGCAACGTACAGCAATGGCACACTTGGTGTCGGCGCGACTTTAACTGCTAATTCGAACGGCGTATTTCCATCCGATTTTGGCGGAGCAAGCGGCTGGGCGCAATTCAAAGGCATCTTAGTAAAGAACCAGACAAACAAAGAAGAAAACGGTCGATACTTCGTATCAGACATGGGCTCCGTGTCTACTCCGTATGTACTGACACGATGCGGCTATTGCGACGAAGCTAGTGAAATTCCTGGCGCATATATTTTTGTCCAAGACGGAACGCTTGCTGGAACCGGGTGGATACAAGTAGTTGCAGACCCACCAACGTTTGTTGTTGGAACAGATGACATTGATGTTTTTCAATTCTCTGGCGCTGGTACATACCTGGGCGGCGATGGTCTTGTCTTAACAGACAACACGTTCAGTGTCGGTACTGCATCGACTGGAAGAATTGTTGTCAACGCGGACAACATTGACCTTGCTTCTGGTATTGCGGCAATCGGCACCTACCAGTCAGTAACAGTTGATACCTACGGCAGAGTAACTGCTGGAACAAATCCAACTACGCTTTCTGGATACGGCATCACAGATGCCGCACCGATCAATAACGCTTCGTTCACTGGAACATTTAGTGCGCCGACTGGGACTATTACCAGCACAATGATTGCCGACGCCACAATTGTTGACGCCGACATTTCAACAACTGCTGCAATTGACCTTGGCAAACTGGCTGATATTTCAACTAATGCGCAGACGGCAAGCTACACGCTGGTCTTGGCGGATAAGAATAAGCTAGTTGAAATGAGTGTTGGTTCTGGGAACACTCTAACAGTTCCGCCAGACTCGTCAGTGGCATTTCCAGTTGGAACGCAAATTAGAGTTCTTCAAACAAACACTGGCCAGTGCACACTTACTCCAGGCGCGGGTGTTACGATAAATGGTACGCCAGGTCTTAAGCTTAGAACTCAGTGGGCATCTGCAACATTGATTAAACGAGCAACAGATACCTGGGTAGCAGTAGGAGACCTTTCAGTATGAGCATGATGTCAGGTGATCAAGAGAGTGGCGGCAAACAGCCGACTGCACCTGTAATTGGTACGCCAACTTGGGTATCGAGCACTGTCGCTTCAGTAGCTTTTACTCCGTCAACATATACCGGTAAAGGCACGATCTCTTACACAATAACTGCAAGCTCTGGTCAAACTGGAACTGGATCTTCAAGCCCTATTGAAGTTACTGGTCTTACGGCAGGCTCAACAGTTACTTTTACTATCAAAGCCGTGTCAGTCAACGGTGTCGAGTCTTCATCATCGTCCCCAAGCGCATCGCTTGTTATGGGCGTAGGTCCGTCTGCGCCAACAATCGGCACGGCAGTCATCGTGCAAAACGTTGATAGAAATATCGACGTCCCATACACTGCAGGATCTACAGGAACCTCTGGCTCTGTAACATACACAGTTACGTCTTCACCTGGCGGGATTACAGCAACCGGATCAAGTCCTGTTCGCGTCTCTGGTCTTACAGCAGGCACTGCATACACGTTTACAGTTACCGCGTCTACAATATACGGCAGCGCTACATCAGCCGCATCTAACTCTGTGACCGCCGGTAACAGGCCATCAAACCTAACGAGTCTTACTGCTTCAAACGATAGCGTGGGTGGCACATACAGTGTCGGTGTAGGAAGTTTGACTCTTGGAACGGGGGCAAACACAAACTTCACTTTTACCGCTTCTACTGGTGAAACTATCAGTACAGGCAGCGCCACTCCAAACTATTCGTTCTGGGCGTTGAATCCTCGGGGCACCGCGCGAACATTTACGGCTACAGCGACAAACGCCTACGGTACGTCGCCAGCATCTACTCCGTCTGCGGCAGTAGCAAACGGTTACAGGCCGGGAGCGCCCAGCGCATCGTGGAATGATTTCAGTATCGCTGCAGGTAACGCTCAAGTAACAGTTACTTTTGCGCTAGTGTATCCTAGCGGTGGAACCGGAGCACAGACATATACTATTCGCATATATAGAACCAGTGACAGCGCTCTTATTAGTACTAGCAGTGGCAACGCTGCCTCACCGGTCACTGTCACTGGTTTGACAAATGGCACTGAGTACTTTGCCCAAGGTGTTGCTGTAAACGCCTATGGCAGTAGCTTAACTTTCCAGACAGGTAATGCCACTCCTGTTGCTCCTCCGTACTTTCCTCCTTATTTCCCCCCATACTTTCCTCCGTACTTCCCACCGTACTTTCCTCCTTATTTCCCCCCATACTTTCCTCCGTACTTCCCACCGTACTTTCCTCCATTCTTCCCGCCCGGATTTAAGTAAGTTTAATGTACGAAACTGCTGATCCAAGCAATATCGTAGTCTTAGAGAATTTTGTATCGGTAGAGCACTTAAAGCTAGCTCACGAGTATTGCAAGACTATAAAAGACTGGTCGCCAAAGTCTATTGCAGGCACAGACAAAATTAGTCCAGCAACTGTAATGGAAATAGCTAATCCGCACCTGTACGCCATTATGGTTGAGTATTTAGAAAAAGCTCAAATGCTTATAGAGTATAAGTTTGGTAGAAAAGTCGATCCAGCAGTACCTGGAATACGGCGTTGGGACGTAGGCGACTTGCAAGAGCCGCATGCTGATGGAGAAACGTTTGACGGCGTCCCAACTGAAACCTATATGGACGATTACGGATCAATAATGTATCTCAATGACGATTATGAAGGCGGAGAAATTAGATTTCCAGCCTATGACATTACGTATAAACCAGCCGCTGGTACTTTTATATTCTTTCCATCGAGCACGTACTATATACATGAAGTGCTACCAATTACGTCCGGAGTGCGGTTTACGTCTCCTCACTTCTGGATCCCCGTGAAACATAAAATGCTGGTTAGAATGACAGAAGAGCGCTATGAAAATCAGACCGATATATCACCTACATATACCGAGGACATCTGGGACTGAAATTCTTAGAGAGCTTGAAAAAGTAGAAGCCGTTTGTGCTCAACGCGCAAGTGATCAACGTGGCTTTGCCAAACTTCAAGTGTATGTTCCAGGAGAGTACGAGTTTATTCTTCCTCCAGTTTCAGAACTAGAAAATTATAATTTTTTTAGCGGGCATTTCGCTGCTAATCCGGTGCAAGATTTCGACAATCCTGTTGTGTTTGCGTTAGTGCGGGAGCCTGTTTCCCAATACTTAAGCACCATTACTTATCGGTGTTTACGCGATGGCGTCGTCCCAACGCGGGAGCTTGTCGACAAGCACATCAATAATTACTTTTATAATTTGGATGTTCACGAGCCACTGTTTAATGGTGCGTCGAATACGCAATCAAGATTTATGGTGTCTAGATTCGTAGAAGTGTACGATCCGTACGCTGACGCTACGCGCAGTGTTTTCGAAGACAAAGAACTAGACGTAGACGAAGTCAAAGACTTTGTTGACAACCATATTGTTGGAACACTCGCCTGCCGAGATCAAGTCATTAGCAAAGTAAACGTCTTCATGCTAAAGCAGTTCGGCGTCAAACTTAGCTCAAATGCGGCTAAAGTAAACACTTCTCAACCTATTCAATTCGACCTTACAGATAGTCAGCTTAAGAAGATAAAAGAAAAGACTCAAGTGGACGAAGAAATCTACCAGTACATAAAGATGAAAGAAAACAAAAATGCTAAGCAACTCTAGTAATACTCCATGGGATGTCGCGCCTGGGTATTTTGGTAACTCGCGTGACAACATTGTCACTATTGATAATTTCATTGACTTAGATGATCTTAAAATAATTCAAGAGTTTTGCCCAACTATTTCGGAGTGGAACAACGAAAAAGAATCTGTCTTTGCCGAAGACGGTACTTGCCTGTATAACGCCGACTATTGGAATGATCGCCAATGCAGTACTGATATTCTTGAAAGAATCAATCCGCAGGTGTGGCACATTATTGACAAATATATTGACAAGATGCAGCGCGTAATCGAAGACCAGTTTAATTGTAAGGTTAGTAAGCGTCCGCCAGTGATTATGAAATGGCGTCCTGGAACTGAACAGCGCCCGCACGCAGACAAACAGCTCAATGACGGCCAGCCAAATGCGTTTCCAAGCTATGACCTCAACTCATTGTTTTACTACAATGATGACTTTGAGGGCGGAGATCTTTTCTATCCAGACCATGATGTTGTAATTAGACCGCAACCAGGTCTGGCTGTCTTACATCCGGGTGATATAAATTATTTGCATGGAGTAACTATGGTCACGAGTGGGTACAGATACACAACTCCTTCGTTTTACACAGTTGCATCGTTTAATTAGAAAGAAATACATGAACACTCCAGCAAGCCCAAGCCACATTAGAGTATTTAATGACTTCATAGAACCACAAGATCTTGCAGTGCTTGACGATCTCTGCAGAAACAAGTCAGACGACAAATGGTGGAACGAAAAGAGTGTGCCAACGGAAGACTATATCAACGCCGCGCTTGGCACATATAAAGAACAATGCGCGACTGTTCGCCGCGAGTGGGGTAACCCTAACTTTCACCCTCTACTCAAAAAATACATGATCAAGTTGAAACAAATGATTAGCTACGAAGCGGGGCACCAGCTCGTTCCTATCTTTGACTTTTGTAGAATGGAAACTGCTGTAGGCGGTTTTTGCCCCGGACACACTGATTCAGAAGGAATAGGCCCAACTGGGACAGCGTTCTTGCCAGAATACTCACCGCTGCATGTCTATGAGCCTAATTTAATTGACATGTCAGCAAACATTTACGTCAATAACGATTTTGTAGGCGGCCAGTTGTACTTTGAACAGTACGGAATCACAATCGAACATGTGCCGGGCCAGCTTGTGTGGTTCCCCGGCTCGCATGAGTACATGCATGGGGTGCATGCTATAGAAAGTGGCAGTCCACGTTGGAATATCATCACTCACTTAGCAAGACCAAAGCTGATTGAACTACATAGCAACGCATACAATATGTACTCCGCGCTGACAGATGAACAAAAAGAAAAATTTCCAGCAGAGTGGAATGTCGACACACATATGCCTCGCGGCGCGCGAGGCAACTACGACTACGATTATGTTCATGAGTAATGCCGCAGATAGGTAACGTCCATAGAGTTCCAAATTTCTTAAATGCTGCTGATGTCAAGGCCGTGCTTGAGTACAGTGCAAAAGACAACGTATTGCAGCAGAGCACATCAAGAGCAATAGTACAAGCTGACTACAATACAGAAATTGCTGATTGGACAAAAGCGTATACTAAGAAAGTAGCTAAAGAAGTCACTGATGTCTTCGGGCTAGACGTTGTAGATACCTGTGGCACGGCACTGCGCAATTGGTATCCTGGAGAAAAGCAAGATCCGCATTCCGACTGTGAGTCAATCTTTTTTGACGATCCAGAAACTGGAAATACTGTAATGACACCGCTAAACAATTTTTCATCGATCTTTATAGAATACGCGGCGCTGACTTACCTCAATGACGACTATGAAGGCGGTGAGATCTATTTTCCAGATTTAGATCTAGAAATAAAGCCAAGCCCGGGAGAACTCATATTTTTTCCTGGAACACAGCATTATGTACACGGAGTTAAAGAAGTTACTTTTGGCAATAGATACGCGTTGATGACGTTTTTTACTACTCCAAAGCTAAAGTACATCTGGAAGACATTTGTGCAAGACCGTTCAGACATGGTAATCATCGATCGCGACGAGCAGCAATCGATGAATTCGTCTGGAGTATTTACACGCCAGAACATGCCAAAATCTATGCTTGCGTATTTTCAGTAAATAAAATGATGAACATAACAAGGCACAACGTAAATATCTACGAAGTAGATGGGCTTGTGACATTAGATGAGCTGTCTTCAATAATGCAGCTTGCGTCAATGATAAACCTTTGGAACTATGACCCAGTGACACGATTTGACGACAAAGGAAATGTGCTCTATGACGCTGATGCATGGATAGAGACAACTTGCGGTGCTGACATTCTGTTCGACATCAGCCCAATCTCGTATTTAGCTCTTGAAGCCTGCGCAAGGCGCGTAATGCATGAGGCAGAAAAACTATTTGAATGTAGTCTTATTTTTAGAGAACCGTCTTTAGTGCGGCTCGACGAGCACTCAAAAGTTAAGCAAGTGCACGCTGATAAAGAAAACATAGACGGCACTCCAAAACTTGGAATGGAGGACTACGACATTTCGGCCGTTATGTACCATAATGAAGATTTTAGAGGAGGTGATTTAGTGTTTCCTCAGCATACCGTGCGCATTTCTCCTACTGCAGGAAAAGTAGCTATATTTCCAGGCGGTGCAACGCATCTTCACTACGTTGATACAATTGAAAAAGGAGCGCGCTGGTCGTCTCCGTTATTCTTTAGCATTGTCAGGTAGCGCACATGGTGCACGAAATTCAGTACAATAGACGTACAAAAAAAGAAACGCCACTCGGACGCGGAAATTTAGAAGCGCAGAATCTAGTGCCAGGCTCTGCGAATAACATTATTATCGTAGAAGATTTTATTTCCCAAGAAAAAGTAGAAGAATGGATGGATCTAGTCAGCGTTGTTTCGTGGAGTAGAGGAAAATTTTCTAATGATGCGGTCACAAATTACGGCCAAATGGACAAAAGATTTATGCGCTGTGCAAAAGACCAGGTGGCACGGGCTGTAGATTTAGCAAGTCGCACATATGGCGCTAGACTATGCGTGTACGGTTCTACTACGGAGTCTGTAAATTTAGGAAGCATTAACCGATGGGACACTGGCGACTCGCTAAAACTGCACGCCGACTCTGAAAACGAATCGTGCACTACTGTACTGCACAGCTACGCTGGGCACGATCTCCCACCTTTTCTTATTATGTACTCAGCACTTATCTACCTCAATGACGACTATGAAGGTGGAGAACTATGTTTTCCACTGCATGGTATAGAAATAAAGCCAAAACCAGGCACGCTGATCATGTTTCCTGGCAATTGTATGTACCTGCATGAAGTAAAAAAAGTGCTTAGTGGTCACCGCTACACGCACAATTTCTTTTTATCTAGCATCAATCTGTCAGAAGTGTACTTAGATATGTTTAGAATGATAAAGAACCAAGATACGAAAGACAGTCATGGACAAGCAAAAGCAGCTGACTACTATTGAAAATATGAAACGTGGTGGTTCTGATAGAAACATCATTGTTGTAAAAGATTTTCTTACGCCCAGTGAAGTAAATAGGATTCGCACAGTACTTAGAGAAGACGACTGGCACCCCAGCACCCCTGCTTCGTACGCTAATCCCGATCCCATCGCTGACTTCATTGAGCTAGAGAGCGTAATTACTGCGATAGAAAACATAGCTAGTTATCAGTTTGGCGCAAACATCCAGCGCTACGATGACACTGGCAGATTTAACCGCTGGGAAATTGGTGATTCACTTGAAAGGCACTCTGACTCCGCGGCATCGCCACGAGACGGTTCTATAGACGTTAGCCAGTTTCTTGGTAGCGGTATAGCGGCTCCGCCGCCAGTGATCTTGTACTCTTCAGTTGTATACCTCAACGACGACTATGAAGGCGGTGAGCTGTGGTTCCCAAAACAAGACTACAAAACAAAACCTGCTCCAGGTACGCTTATACTTTTTCCAGCCACAATTCTGTATCCGCACGAAGTCGCAGAAATTATTAGTGGCAATAAATACACGTATTCTTTGTTCTTGTCGGACGCAACAATAATTGACGTATTTCTGCAAGTGTTTAAGCTTGCTGAAGCTGTAAACGGAGAAAATAAATAATGCAACACGAATACATCGGTGATCCTAAATTTGGTCTTATTGTCTACAGAAATGCACTACCAAAAGAATTACGCCTAATTGAGCGTCTTGAAGAGACCATTGGAACTAGCACGATGGCGCCGTTCATGTGGATGGACGCACTTGTAGGCGACGCGCAGAAAATGCCGGAGTACCGCGACTGTGTCGACTGCAAAATGGGTCCTACCCACATTCAGCACCTTCCTCCACAGTTTTCTGAAATGAAGAATATCTATAACGACACGGTGGCACGCTTAACAGAGTGCCTCCGCGACTATGAGTCTCGATACAACATTCGTATGGATTTTATGGAAGCAATAAACTACGTGCGGTACGGGACAGGGCAGCACTTTGGTCTGCACACTGACCACGGGTTTTCATACAACTGCACTGTGTCATCTGTAATGTATCTGAACGATGACTATGAAGGAGGTGAATTGTGGTTTCCGTTTATTGATGTGGCATTTAAGCCGTCATACGGGGACATAATATTTTTCCCTTCTACATACATCTACGCCCACGCGTCAAAGGCAGTGACAAGCGGGGTCAAGTACGCAGCTGTGACTATGTTTGACTACAATGATAGAACACACAAGCAAGGCTATGGAGAAAACATTGATGGCACTAAAGCAACAGAAGGTGCTGGACTTCCAGTGCACGGTAGTCAGCAAAGCGTTGACGGAAGGTTCTTAGCCTGATGAAAGTGCGCCTTACGAGAAACCATCAGACTGCTCCACGTATTGAGCAGTCTCGCATTAAGCGCGATTGGATGGACGATACGCACAACAAGCACGCGTATCAGTGCCTGCCGATGACTGCTGCTAATGTTATGGGGTGGGAACTTGTTCTTGAAGAAGATCTAGTTGTCCAGTGGGACGGCGGAAATAACCCCGTTACTGTAATTAGCGGAGGAGAACAAAATGGACGTCAAGTAGCGTTTCCATCCATTATTGGAATCATTTCAATCGGGATGGGATGGACAGTCAATACTGAAGAAGGCTACGCAACGTGGCTCACCGGGTCCCCTAATTATTTCATCGATGGCGCTGTTCCACTTGCCGCTGCCATTCCCAGTTCTTGGTGGCCAGATGAAGTACAAATGAACTGGAAAATCACTAAAGTAGGCGAACCAGTTACTTTCCCAGCAGGGTCACCATTTTGCTTCTTTTCGATCTACAAAGAAGACACTATGCCGTCCGTTGAATTTGAAGTGTCGAATTTGTGGGACAACCCGGAACTGATTAAGTCGCGCGTGAAGTACAGCGATGTCAAAATGAAGAATAATGTTGAAAATCCATGGACATGGACTAAAGGAATCAAGACAGGTTTAGACGCAGATGGCGTACGAATTGGCCCTCAATACACCGGGCCAATAAAGCTAAGTGCCCCAGAGGTATAAGACGTGGCGCTTATACGGCGTATAATTGTAGATAACACCTGCCGGTCTCTCTAGCAGCAATAGAAAACACAGAGGAAATATGGACTTTACAACTAAAATGACAGAAGGAGAGCAGCGAGCATTGTACGCTCGTAGTCTTCAAAATAGCGAGCGCCGCCTCATTAACTTATTGGTTATGGAAGGCTTTGACCCAGACACGTTTGACGAGACCACCTTCGAACCCCGCGACGGGCATACCCCTGGCGTTATTCGTCAAGGTGATTTAGAGATTGTGATTACTCTTGATGCTATTGCTAAAATTAAGACCAAAATGGAATCGCTGTGACATTTACAACACTTTCAGACGAATTAAAAGCGAAAGCAAATGCAAGCGCGATTGAGTACCTAGAGTACTCAATTTACAGTATTGCGACTCTCTTAGGCGTAGACGTCGACGAACTCGACGCCGAATGGGAGAATCCGGTACCAGAAGACAACAGTTCTGACATCTGGAACGCGTATGAATGCCTACGACTTCAAGTGATTGCACACTCGCGTGTAAGTGCGGTGTAAACCGTGGATATAAAGCCGAAGATTCCACTAAAGTTGCCAATTATTGAATCTGCAATTTCAACTGGAAAATATAAAATATGCCCGGACGAAGATCCTGCCTACCCTCACATTAGTGAGCCAATCCACAACCCGTCAAGAAACGATCAGGTTATACACTGGGTTCCGAACCAGTTTTCTTTTCAGCTTGCAGACGGCGCTGCGTTTTTTTGCGAGCTACTGCAGAGTGGAGATCCTTCTGAGCCGTGGACTGTTACCCCAGAAATAGACATGCCAGAGGATAAAATCTATGAAGAGAACTAGATCTCAAACGGGAGCGGCTCTTTACAATCCGCAAAATGACCTAGAAAGAGTAGACTATAAGCTTACTGTTATTTGTATCTTAGCGGGAATTACAGAAGACAACTTAGATCTAATTACAATAGACGACATAGTTACCGGCTTAAGAAACAACTTCCACTACTCTTCTCCGTCAGGAGTATCTCGTTCTCATTCTGCAATCGACTTTTTAAGAACTGAAAACTATCATCTTGTCACTTCAGCTCGCAGATACTGGTGGCATCGCCAAGTCATTAAAGGAGTTATTGCTCGTGGATAATACAATTTTAAGAATGTCTTTGGTGTCGGAGTTTCTGTCTTCTACAATGCTGGACAATGGAACATTTGGAGATGACTTTAGCCAGACGCAAAGTGAAGCCGCGACAGCTATCTTAAATGAAAGAGCCGCTTATAGCGTTGACAAAAGAATTGTCGCTGTCGGCGGTGGAGGCAATGGAGAGATTTTTCTATATGATCTTTTCAAGGACGCAGAAAACGAGTGGTTTTCTTTGCTCAAGCGTGTTAGCGCATCTGTAGAGTCTTTCTTGCTTGCAAAAAATCCAAAGAGAATACTGAGCTCTGTCCCTGGAACTCCAGCAGGCCTGTACTCGTGGATAAACAACGAGCCGGCCGCTGTGCCTCATCTCACGTTTATGAACAATACATTCTTAGATGCCTTTGAACAGCACATGTACGGTGTGCATGATCAGTACACTATTGACGACTATGACGTCATTGACTACGAAGATCTACAGAACGGCATCGAAGAATCTGAAAAATTCGACATGATTATCTTGATGGTGTGGGATGTTTTAGGAGAGCCGGATCTTCTTAAAAAATATGTGGATTCACTGGCTCCTGGCGGAATTCTCCATATCGCGTCTACTAATGACTCTACACGTATCTACAGAAACTCGTATCATTCTCACCCGCACACGGGACTGCACGAGGTTCTAAAAACTCTCGATGGACATACATTCCATGTTTCAGAGTTTTACGGATACACTGTCTTTATTAAAAACGCGGCTACAGCATAGGGTGATCTATCACTGACCGCAAATAGTCGAGTGTTAGATCAAATATAAGTATAAGCCTGTCATGCGTTCCGTTGTGCGTGACACTGTGCGGATAAGCTCCTCCGTCTTTAAAGGCTAGAAGTTCTCCTTCTTTCCAAGTCCGCTTGTCTGGCCCTACAGTTATTTCGCATAAAGGATCACACACCAAACCAAGATGAACTCTCATTAGATTGCTGTCGCCTCTGTGCGGAGCGATCGCTGTGCCTGGGCTGACCACGCTAAACACTCCATTAAACATGTGCCCAGCATCTTCAAGCGGTTTTGCGATTTTATGAATTGTTGGAAGCACAGAAGCTACAGATAAGACAATGTCACTTAGCTCTATCCCAACGGTCTTCTTGACGTATTTTGCAATAAACGGACCGCCAAGAGAAGTCATAGCATCGTCAGTCTTTATTCCTGCAGTAGCAACTTTCCATGAATTTCCACAATATACTTTTGTTTTTTCTCCTGGCTTTTCAAGATCGTCTACTTCTATAGCCGGGTACGAAATCAAAAAGTCAGGACTAATTGCAAGGTACTCATGAGCTTCTTCAAGAATCTTTTCCCAGTTTTCTCTAAAAGCGATGCACACTGGTAGATCAGCAATCACGTCTTCCCAAAAGGCTGGTTCTTTCATATGAGTATCTTATCTAGCTTCACACTTTTAGGCGCGACTAGTGATACTATTAAATGTATGAGTAGCATTGAACATTTAGGCGGCGGAACAGTCGTGTTTAGAAATGCAATCGAAGTGCCACAACACGTAGTCATTCCACACCTAGAGCAGCTTAAAGAAGAAGCTCGAAGCCAGATGTTCACTATCGTCAAAGATGAAAACGGTAAGCCACTTCACGCAGTCAATCAAGGCGGATTTATTTACGATCTTGAAAAGACAAGTAAAGCACCAGTAAGAATGATGAACTTGGACCATCCATTCTTCGCCGAATGTGAAAAAGCTCTGTACGCAGCGCTGCTGCGGTACATCGAGATGTTTCCAGCCATTCTTCAGTCGCTATGGTGGAGAAGCGAAGGTCACATTTTGGCCTACGATAAAGGCGGTGCCCTTGGGTTTCACTCAGATAACGATGTCAACTACCGCTATGGTGCTGTTCCGCCGACAGAACATGCAACACGTAATGTGCTAAGCGCACTTATCTACTTTAATGACTGTGTCGACGAAGGCGAAGAAGAAACTCCGTACTCTTTTTCTGGTGGTCATATGACAGTTCCATACTTTGATGTCGACATCAAGCCACGCACAGGGGATATCTGCATGATGCCAGCAAACTACATTGGCGCTCATGAAATCCTAGAAGTAACACGCGGGACACGTTACTCGTATCTTGGTTGGTTTGCCCAGGGATCAGAAGACGAAAAGCGCGGTGTCAATCCCCAGCATGAAAAAAGTTCTTTTGTCATTGGCGGTCAGTATTGGATGAAGACAATTATTGAAGACTACGAGCAATACATTGTTGAAAAATACCCAGACGCTAGCACTAGACCGTCGCACTTGCTTGCAGTGTCAAATAGACAAAAGGATCACGTAAAGTGAAGTTCAATGACGTAGCTCCAGAGCACTTAGGTGGCGGTGTCGTCATCTTTAGAGGCGCGCTCGATTGGGACTGCGAGATTGCAATCAACTGGATTGAGCGTGAACTCCAAGCAGAGCAGTCTCACATGTACACGAAAGCTATTAATCCAGAGACTGGAAAAGAATCTTTTCTAAATAGAAGCGGATACTACTTTGACCTTGACACTGTTGAGCAAATGCCACGTCGCGCGTCGCAAATACACACAACAAATGATGGTGAGTTCAAAGACTTTTTAGATTTTCTTGAAGACTCTCGAGATAAGTACCTCTTAAAGTACTTAACTTTATTTCCAATGGCCTATAAAAACATTTGGTGGAAAGTCAAAGGACACGTTGTTTCATATAAGCGTGGTGTGTATCTTGGCGCGCATTCTGATACAAGTGCTGACTATGTCTATGGCTTACCAGAGCCTGGCGATCAACTAGCCACGCGCAATACAACGACCGTGCTTATGTATCTAAACGACTGTGTAGACACAGACGACCAAGTCACTAGTACTTCTTTTTGCGGTGGACACCACTACTTCAACTATTTAGACATCGAAATTCAACCTAAGCGTGGAGATGTCTTGATGTTCCCATCAAACTACATGGCGACACACGAGGTTAAGCCAGTCAGTTCTGGAGTGCGCTACTCATATCTAGGTTGGTACTCTCATGGCACGCCAAACACTGCCGTCAATGAAAGCGTCACTGATCCGAACAAAGACCCTGACGTGGCTAAAACTGCAACAAACGTGTATATGCCAACGCTTAGAAATGACTTCGTCCGTCTAGTAAAGAATAGTGGTATAACATTGTCAATTCCAGGTTTTTCATTTGAGGAGTACAATGCAGATTAGCAATCTTGGAAATGGAATTGTTCTCTTTAAGAACGCTATAGACGTCGATGACGCACTGATCAGAGAGTACATGGAGTACTTAAACAGCAAAAAGGAACAACACTTTTTCGATAAAGACGACACTGTAGTCAATTCATCTGGATATGAGTTTGACCGAAAGTCGATTGACATCGCGCCAGGACGGTTTGTAGAGACTGTCGTCGACGATACTCCACAGCACTTGGTTGACTTTTCACAAGCGTGCGAAGACGCTCTGTATAAATGCATTGTTGAGTATTGCAAAATCTTTCCAGTAGTAATAGAAGCCATCGCTTGGAGAACTAAAGGTCACATTGCTACGTATTCAGACGGACAAAATATTGGGTGCCATTCAGATTCTGCAATACCACTCGACGAAAACTACAAGCCGATAAATCAGATGCCACTGCATAACACAGTGACAGCGGGACTCTCGTGGTCTAGTGACTACGAGGGTGGAGATCTTTACTTTAGAATGTGGGATGTATCTGTAAGACTGGAAGCAGGAGATATTGCGATGTACCCGTCAACGTATCTAGGCGCGCACGAAGTAACACCGGTCACGGCGGGCCATCGCATAGTATATTTACAATGGTTCTGCCATGGCGACACTGGCCAATTGCAAAGCCCAAGCGAAACCCCAGATACTGTAAGAAGTCCACACACATGGCTTTTAAACTTAAAAAAAGATGTCGGGCAAGAATACTTGTACCAAAACAAAGTAACGAACTTTTAGGAGAAAAAAAAAAATGAGCAGCAACGATAAGTATAAGTCAGTGTATGACATTCCACTCGCCAGCGCAGATGGCGAAGAAAACTTCCTAGCGCAGTATCGCGGCAGAGTTACATTATTCGCTAATACAACAGGCGACTGCGGAAATGCTCCGCAATTTGGAATCATCGAGCAGCTCTACCAAGACTACAAAGACCGTGGATTTCAAGTTGTAGCAGTTCCTACAAATGACTATTGCGGATTCGGCATAACATACGGTATTTACGAAGACGGTATTCGTGATGCTAAAACGTCTGAAGACTTTGGCAGAGAAAAATACGGAGTAACTTATCCGTTTACTGAGCTAGTAACTTCGCGAGAAGACCGTGACGGAGAGACTGACGGAAGAAAAATCCACGATCTCTACAACTTCTTAAACCCAGACGGCGAAAAAGCGCCTATCAATGGCAACTTTGAAAAGTTTATTGTTGACAAGCACGGTAAAAGAATCGCTCGTCTTGCTAACGGACTCTTACTAAACTACGCGCACGAAAGTGGCTACTGCGATCCGCCAGAAGTTGAACTGGCGAGACTTCGAGAAATAATTGAAAAAGCACTAAACGAAGAATACGTCGAATAACGCTCTACATGCGATACAATAGTAAACCAAAGCAAAGAAAGACTACACACGATGGAAGTTAACTCACAAGCAGTAATTGAAGACTTACTCGAGCAAAACAAGCAGTATGCACTTCAACTAGCGATTGCACGCACACTTATCGCTCAATTAAATGAAGCGATTAAGTCTCTAAGTGACCATCATCATGACCATGATCATGATGATCAGCAGGGCTAGACGCTTTACTTTTTGATTTCTTACTTGCGTGGTATGCGTCTACAGCATTTGCGCTTGTGCGACTTCTCCAAGTAAATTCGCATTCTGCGCATGTAACGAGCTTCATAGTTGCCCACCGCCCACCTTCTGGTGAGTCAGCAATAATGACACTCAACTTGCTGGGGCGCGCGCCGCAACACGGGCAGTTTGGAAATCGCTGCCGTCGAACTTCTTGACCGGTGTGAGAAACTGACAAAGCGCGTCGTATCTCGCTTTCGTCTTTTCCTCCCCACACTCCCCAAATTTCTTTATGCTCTAGCGCCCACTTAAGACATTCTTTTCTTACGGGGCAGCTAAAGCACAAGTTGCGCGCTTCGTATTTTTCGCTTGGCACGCTAGAAAAAAAGAACTTAGAAATCTTTTTATTCTCTGGCTTTGCACATTCCGCATGGTCGTGCCAATCAAAGTCGCGAAGTCCCTTTGGGTTCACAAAGAAACCCATGTAACTTCGTAGATTTCTTCTACAGGATCTCCATACAGTGTCTCGCCGACTTCATCGCATACTGAAAAGTCTAGTTCGCCTTCAACAATTCCAGCAAGCCCGTACTCGATCGACGCAGTACTTACTGACGCGAATCCGTCGCCTAAAGAATCAACAATTCCAGATCTTTGGATACTAGACGCGAGAGCTCTTCTAACTACTTCATTTTCGACATCTACGTGCTCTATAGTAAAAAGAACAATAGAAGAACTGGAGTCATAGCCGTCTCCAGTCCACTCAAGCCACAAATGCTCTCCAGGGCGCTTATCTTTCATTTACGAACATTGTATCTCGCCTTGGCGTGATCTCTAAGCTCATCTGTAGACTTTTATGGTGTTTTATCTGGACACCAATTACGTGCTGTCTCTGGCCCTCTCAAGGGCAGCTGCGCAGGCTAGACGTAGCCATCCTGGTGAGGCCATACATACTCATAGGTAAGCGGCGCTGTGCCTGGATCTTCGACCCAGCCGAATTTAGAATACCACTCGTAGTTTTTACAAAGAAGCGCTGTCCGGTGCGTAGAGCACAGGCGCTCATAGTATTCCGTATCGGCCATCCAGTTGGGCATGCTCATTTCACCGTTGATAGTGCCAAGCTTGACCCCTAGATCATATGTGGCGTACGTCTTATCAAGAAGAGTAGATTTATAGCCACGAGAGCGCCACTCAAAGTATGTAGCGCTGATATACGAGACAAATAGCGTCTCGTGGCCACGCCACATTTTGACTACCGGGTGATTGACCCAGCCTTTGGGTTCGCGGTAGTTGCCTTCTTTGTCGAGCTTAGCCATAACCATAAGGCACTGCCATGCTTCGAGAGTCTGCTTATGCAGGCGCTTGTTGTCGAGAAGGCGCGACGTTTCCTCAAATGAGGACGGCGTAATAAGAAACGATTGCATATAGGTCCTTGTGTCGTTCGGAGAGTAGAGAATATACCATCTCTAGATATAGAAGTACATTTCTATGAATGATTATACCAATTCTTTTTGACAGAGTGCCGGGTAAACCCTTTATCTGTGTCAATTAAGTACTCTCTATCTCCGATAAGCTCACCCTGCGGACCGTTAGGCTCACCATTTAAGGCTGCGGCCGTTGCTTCGCCAATCCACGTAGCTGCCTGTGCAGACACTGCCTTGCCCCAAGTAGCTCCGAGCATTGAGTAGTCTTTTACGCTTGTAAATTCCCAATCATCTGGAAGACCTTGAATACGGGCAGCTTCTCTGTGTGTGATTCTTCTTGGAAGATCTGGATGGATCACGTGATCAAGTGCGCCACCTGTCAGCACGTGACAATACGAATCTCCGTCCCAGCGACACGGAATTGAGAATCCCATGCTGAAATCTGTGGCTCGAAGCTTTTCTTCTTTGAATTGCCATGATTGCGGAAATTTATCTTGGTTTTTCTCAACAGCTGACTTTAGTGCATAGTCGATAGTCATCATTGCTGGCCATCCGTCATTACCAAGAATATCAAAAATTTCTGAAATGCGTTGAGTGTCTGGATTGTTCTTGTTTTGGTGGCCGCTTACTTTTCCAGTTTCTGATCGCAGCTTTTCAACATACTTAGACGGCTGACCAATGTAGTTTTGCGACTCCCACATCAACTCAAGAGGAGCAAGGTCACCAATAATGTCTCTTACTTTTGGCAACTCAGCAGGAGCTTGGGCGTGCGCACCAAACGGCAGTCCTCGCTCAGCCGCAACCCAGAAATATCGAGCGCGATACGAAAATCCACCAACTTGGAGGTTGTTCATCTTTACGTGATATAGGTCGTACTCTTTGCCCGACAGCTCTTCAACCATATCGCGGTACTTTGCCATAACGGCTCGCCCCTGTGTGAATGCTTGTTGCACACATTCAAACACAATAATTTTTGGCTTTACAGCAGCCGCATAGCGCATAAATGCGCGCGTGTGCTCGTGCACCGCGGCATCTGGACCACGGCTTCCAATAGACCAGACAGACCAACCAGAGCAAGGAGGACAACCAAGAACGACATCAGCGTTATGTACTGGCCACTCTGACACATCATCTGAAAAGAACGCGGTCCAGTCTTTGCCAAGAAGATGGCGATTAGCTTCAGCTACTCGATTTCCAAAGTCAAGTGTCCCTGTGCGATCTAACATTTTCATACCAGACTTCACAAAGCCGTAGCTCATAAATCCAGCAAGACCATTGCAATCTACAAAAGTAGGTTGAGACATGTACGTTCCTCTCCGCTGTCGCGAAGATCTACAGTATCACGGTGGTTTTATTGCCGCGTATCTTTAATTCCAACTTCATATCCACATGCCGCGTACCCGGCGATGTCGACCCAAGTGTCTCCTTGGAATCCAGACTTGTTTACGTAGCGCGCAACTTTAAGACCTACCATTAGCATAGCCACGTCTTCTGTTGAAATGTCTATTCCAAGAATCACAGACCAAATCTTAGCAATTCGCCCGAAGTTATCTTCTGGCTTGCCATACTGCTCGTCGCGCTGACCCGAAATAATGCCAGAGGCTTCTTCAAGCATTTGCTGGCGTGGCAATTTTTCTTTGTCAGACATTATCTTCTACTTTCGTCCTAATAAAGACACGAGCCGTGTACAGTCCTGGGCGCGTAGCACCGTCGTTTGGGACTACATCAATTTCTGACCCAGATGGAAGAACTTGTGAATCAGACTGAGACAGCTTGTTCCATTCAGCAACTGCACTAGACATAATCTCGTCTAATGTAGATCCCGTCACACTTATTTCAATTGACAATCTCATCAAGTACTTCTTTCTCTAAAACTGCTGGAGAGTGGTATGTCTTTTCTAGTACAGGGTGTTTTCCGTCGACTGATTTGACAACTACGTCACCGCCACGGACAAGTAGTACTTCACATATACGTCCATTGTGCATTGCGCCAGTGTTGCCGCTATATGCGTTCTCTCGCACTCTAACGACGTCTCCTGGCAGCACGTTGCGGACATGTACGGAAATCCATAGGCTCATTACGCGCCCTTAGAGGGGCACAGAGAGTCTTGGCACGAGTCCACATCATAGTCATCAAGAGCGCGTACACACCGAGTGCATTTCATGCCTGGATCTAGGACTTTATAGCCATTCTTTTGGCGATCAGCGTTCTTTTGCATTTTCTTGAGGTACTCTTCATCAAGCTCTTCGTCCGTAGCTCCGGCAGCACAGAGAATGTTCGCGACAAAGTGAAGCACGTCTACGCATTCTTTAACGATTTCTTTGCGATCGGCATATGGCTCATCGTGTTGCCAAGGCTTCCATGAAATAGCTTGACGAACCTCAGCAAGTTCATCGTCAATGGCGAGCATGTTCCAGCGGATGTACTCAATCAATTCATTGAGATCATCTGGCCCATCGCTGTGAAACGTTGTGTAGTCTGCTCCGTATACGTCGACTTGAAGTTGTTTTGTCTTTTCAAGCCAACGATTGAATAGTACTTTCATTTAATTTCTAATTCCTTGAGTAGAGTGTCAGTTACTTGTTGTTTGTTTGGAATGCTTTCAATATACTGAGATCGCTGCGCAGTTGAAAGCTCGTACCTGTCTTCTAAATTCATTTCTTCAATGCCAGAAGCTAGGTGCGACCAGGCGTCTCCAATAGCTTGGCTGTCGCGCCACTCTGTCGCTACCGGCGTACGAGTATTCAATGCCTGTGCAAATCGACTGGACCACCACAGAACTTTATCGTCGTGCGGACCAATAAGAACTCCAGCAGAAGAAGACATGTTTTCTAGAACTGCAGCATCACCTTGGGCGCGTTTCGTCTTTGCCGGAGTGCTCGGGTACACAAGTACCTTAGTTGCATTCTTAATCCACTTGGTGTTTTCGTTTTCTACAACCCACTGGTTGTAGCGAGTTGTGCTATCTTCGTGTAACTTGTCTACGATAAAACTGTCAATGTTTATTCCTACGCATGAGTTAGAAACATTTTGCGGAAGACTTGCCAAAGACTTGTCAACAATGCTCCACGGAAGAACAGGAACTAGCGTCTTTCTCCAACTTTCATGCGTCAATGTTTCAACTATTCTTGCGATCTTGCTTGCGTGCGCCTTGTCGGTAGCGATTGCCGAGTATCCTGCGCGCCTAGAGTAGAGCGACTTAGTAAGAGATTCAGGCGCTTTATTTACAGAGCGTAGGCTCGCGTGTATTTTTCCAGGCTCAGGTGCATCGATAAACGTCGTGAGTTTGTCGCTGTCCCAAAGTGCCTCAACCAGCGCAAGAGCACTAAACGATCTATTGGCAGCAAGACTTAAAACTGGAGCAATCCCCACAAGAACTTTGTCATACGCCATAATCTCTCGATTGTCCATGTTTGGAACTTGCCAATCGACAGTAACTCCTCTTTCGCGTAGTGCGCGAGCTATTGATCCAACAAACGTAGCAGATCGCTCGCTGTAGACTGACGAAGACTGCGATGCAGTCATTCCAGTTATAAGTACTTTAGTCATTGTTTTTCTTTATTTGTTCTATGTATGCGGCAGGAATGCCAACATCCATTGCGCCAACATCTGCGACCAGCGTGTTTAGCCGCATTATTTTATTTAAGTGTGGCCCAATCTTAAACTCACTGGTATTCGCATTGACACTAGCTTGCACGTTATTTAGGACGTCAATAGCTGTAGCACGCTCAAATATAAGTGGCCCGCACCAAACTGTTGCATTACCGACAGTTGACTCATCTTCTGCAGAAACAGGCACTCCTTCGACGTATGTGCAAGTTCCGTCTTCCCACTCGCGAACACGTGTAAATCTATCGGCTCTCTCCAACGGCACTCGCGCTACGCCAACAGCGTCAGCGTCATTGATCATCGCAGTCATAGCCATTTGTGAAACAGCATCTGCGTTCATCAGGTTGTCGCTCATGAGCAGCATTACTGACTTACAGTCTGTGTTGCCTAGGCCAATTAGTGTAGCATCGCCTGGGCCGCGAGGTTCACTCTGAATGACTACGTCTACCCACGACGCATACATTTTTAGCGATTTCTTAATGTCGTCTGCGTTACTTTCAGAAGCAACAACAGTGACCCTGGTAGCTCCAGCGGAGGAAGCGTATTCAGCAGCATAAGTAATGAGTGGAAGACCATTTACTTCAAGCAACGGCTTAAAGAACGGTTTAGCAAACCCTTCCATTCGCTGGCCTCTGCCAGCAGCAAGAATTATTGATTCCATGACCAATCCTGTTTTGCCCAAATAAAACTCCAACCAGCCGCATGTGCAGGTGCTTGGCCTTCAATTCGATCGTCAATATAGACGCCTGACGGCGCAAGATTTTTTAGTAATTGCTCACGATCGGCTGTAGTTGCGCTTGATGCAATCAAGTTACGCGAATCAAGTCCGAGCTCTCGTAAAATTGTTATGGCAGCACGCTTGGTCGCACCTGTTACGTAGTAAACACTAGTCACTGGATCTCTTTCCAACGCTCGTGCAATTTGAGCAAACGGAAGAACGATTTCACTCACTACGCCAGACGAAAGAACATCAATGTACGCATCTGTCTTTTGGTTGTGTATTTGTTTAGCTAATTCAAGTGAACCGACCACCGCTGGAAGCCACGTCTGCCACGGATGGCCCCAGGCTTCGATTGGCATGTCAATTCCTACAGCTTTATATGACTCGCGGACAAGCGCCTTTGAGTCAATAAGAACACCATCAATATCAGAACACCATATGCTCATCAGAGTTCTCTCGCAATCGCTTTGTTCAGTACGGTGACAACTTTGTCCATCGAGTCAGGCATGATTCTGCCTATGTAAGGAATTGCACGCATTACATGCACAACAGCCCATGACTCTCCTACAGCAAACAGTTCATCGTCGTTTAGCGCTTGCTTAATGTCACTTGGCTTGTACGCCATAATGCCAGTTCCGTATTTAGCATCTTCCCAGCCATACGCGCTTTGAAGCACCTTTCCGACATCAACTGCTGGCGAGTCAGGGACAACCTCAGTGGCACGAATTGGGTCAATGAATACTTTTCCGTACCCTGGGCGAACCATAATATTTTCTGCAGTTGGATCACCGTGTGTTAGACAGTGCCTAAGCCTATACGCGCCGTTCCCTGCGTGTGTTGCGTCTTCTAAAATTGCAACCTTTTCGCTTTGTCCAAGTGTGCCTGCGAGATGCTTATCAAACGTATGCATCATTTTTTCTTGAAGAAGACGCACAGTCTCACGAGTCGGCGGTACTACTGCGGGCTGAGACCACACGCTTTGGCGAAGCGTGTCGATCGAAAAATCACTACCAACGTCAAAGTACTCGATGAAGTCAAGTCTCTCCATGCTGTAGCCGTCTTCTAAAATTTTTACATTTTTAGGGAATGCGTCGCCGCCATGGCGAAGTATCCACTCGCCTTGCTCGATCGTTCGATCAACAAGGCCGCCTGTTTTCGTAACTGTGCCATCGCGCTTATTAGTGATGACTGCGCCTGAAAGACCTTTCACGAGAACGCACTTTCAATCATTACCTGTGCGGTCTTTCGTGGATCATTTCTTGTACGCAGCACCGCTCTGTTGTGTTGAGCTATTTCCATACGGTCTTTGTCTGATACTTCAAGGCACGTTGTAAACGCGTCAGCGACTCTTTGCATCAGCTCAAGGCCTTCTGGTTGCACTAGACGTCCCTGCGTTGGGCAGCCTTTGTACCAATCAAGAACATGCATTCTGAATTGTGGATCTGATAAATGCTCAGGGACAATACAAAGCGCCCCGGCATCAGCAGCTTCTAGCGTTGAATACTCAACAAGCCCTCGCGCAAAGTTGTAGGCGGTTAGGTTCATATGAACACGAAACCGTTGTGCGATAGCTGCTGAGTCAACGTAGTTGCCTAAGTATCTAATTAGCGCGTGTCCCTCAACTCGTGCGTCCCACGGGTACGGCGTAATGATGTTTCCATCAGTACCTTTAGAAAGATTGATGTTTGTGGCGTGACGTGCAACTTGAGCGCCAAAGTGATCTTTTAGAATCTCATAAACAATAAATGTAGGCGATGGTCCTAGGCCAACAGAGCATGAGCCCCACACTTCGACTGTGACGTGCTCTGGCAGTCTAGTGCCGGCGAGCGCGATAAGCGGTTGGCCTTTGTTATAAATAAATCGACCAGAAGTTCCGACAGTCCAGT